GATTTAATTTTATATAAATATAATTCATATATTAAAAGTGGTACATGCGTTGATAGTGCGGTATGTCTGCCTTTGGCTTTATGCCATATTTACGCTTCAAGTTTGTAGCAACTTTAATAAGTCTTTCTGAATGTCCACCTACATCTTCGGCTAAAGCTTCTGCTCTATACGCTGATATTTGCGGATCGGTGACCTGGTGTTCTGGGTACACTAGTAATCTGATACATCTTTCGATTTCTCTGATACTTGCTCCTCCTCTGACATTCCTTCCTAAGAATTCTACGTCTTCTGGTGCTTGTGTGATCCCGTACTTGTCTATATTCACTAGCCAATTTAATGGTTCTCCGTGAATGTATAAGTCCTCTGGTGATATATATTGGTCATCTGAGCCAATAGAATCATCGCCTAACACATGAATGTGTTGGATGGGTCTTCCGATTGTACATCTCCATAAGTATGATATACGGAATTTATTGATAATACTGTTAATTATCGCTGTAAAATAACTCCCTGAGGGTGTTCCTTTATGCGAAAAGTAAATAGTACCGTCTGGTCCGATAACTTTCTTGTGAATGTACATGTGTCTTGCTGTTTCAAATGCTATCTCCGTCTTTGAGTTCGGGAATATCATCATCTCCTTAACTAAGTCAAAAGCGAGATTAATCTCTTCTCTTGATTGTGTCGAGTCGAATTGAGACCAGTCGTTTGTGTATAACCACTTCGCTGAATCTTTCAATGAATAAATAAGACGAGGTACACTGTATAATGGGTCTTTACCCATATGTATGAATCCATCGATTGAATTTATCGTTTGAGTCAACGGGAATGCCGTTAGTCCTTCAATGATAATCTGATGGAATGGTTCGCCCCATACTCCTCTGACTTTGAGTTTCGTCGGTAAGTGTGTAAGCTGTGTCCTTGTATAACCAATGTGTGGTGTTGAATTAAGTATAACGTGTTCAAGTCCTACCTGACCTTCATCAACAACCTTAAGTACCGTCGCTTTTGCTATTTTAAGAGCACGCTTGTGGTTACTTCCTTTGTATTCCCCCTTATGTCCTTGATATCCATAGCCTGCTGAACTGCTGCTTTCATATCTAACTTCTGAGAGTTGTGTTGTGAAATCTAGAGCTCGAACTTTGCCATAAATTGCAAGAGCTAATCTTGTGTCCTGTGCTGCTTGAGTAAAGATTTCTCTGTTCCAAGCGGATTCGGATGGGTTTTGTGATCCATATGATAGAATAGCATTGGTGTGTGCCTCTTCAACATAATATGAACGTGCATAATCTGCGAGATATTTGTCACATTCGGGATCCAGCGCCTTAAGCTCCTCATAAGCAAAAGGGTCTGTGTATACACAGTATTCTTCCTTATTCAGGTACTGTGATGTTTTACCTATAACTTCAAGATCGAAGGTGAAGTTATTGTAAATGTATGAATGACTTGGTGTAGTCATTTTCTAATAATAATTGTATTAACGACAGCGCAGGATATTTGTGAATTAACCTGCTTAGCG